TCGGCGATCTTCTTCTCGTGAGCCGCACGGTCGTCGGCGGCGCGCTTGTCGCGGGCGGCTTGGACGCCATAGCGTTCCATCCACAGGGACTCGACGGGAACCTTGCGCGCCACGGCCTCCTTGCGGAGGTCACGGAAGTTGAGGCGCTTGGTGGGGTCGTTGCCGAAGAGTTGGGCATGCTCCCACGCGATGTCCTGCGCGGTAGCGATGGCGTCGCCCTCACGCTCGGCCACCTGCATCAGGGTGTCACGGTCGACGTATTTGGAGGCGTCGAACGCGGGAGTCTCGTTGGGCTTCGGCGTGGTAGAGCCTGGCTCCATGCGCTCGGCGACTTCGATCAGGCCGAGTTCCTGCATCTTGGTCAGGCGGGCCGCGTCGGCAGCGGATTTGACCAGCGCCGAGTCGCGCTCCTTCAGGTAAGTCTGGTTCTGCGTCTCGACCTGTGTCGCCCACTCCTGATTCTTGCGGATCAGGTCGGCGGCCTTCTGGCGCTCCTCAGACGCGGCGGCCACGAGAGCCTGCTGCTTGTCGAACGCCTTGCGCGCGGCGGGCATATCCAGCACCTTAATCTCGTCTGGTGTCGCACCATTCTCAGCTAGAAATTCGGCATATGACTGGGCCATGATGATCCTCCGTTACGGCTTCGGTGCGTTCAGGGTAGGCTGCGCTCCGGTGGCGTCGACGATCGGCTCGCCGGGAGCGGGAATCGGCCTCTCGGCCACATGGACGCGGGAATCAGCGGACGGCAGCGGCGTTGCTGGCGTCGGCTGTGGCAGAGGTTGCGGGTTGTAGGCGACCACGCCCATCGCAGCCTGAACCGCCTTGGCCGCGTCGTCCATGTGCTTCGAGGTCTCGGGGAAGCGTTTGGCGATCGTGCGGATCGCTCCCATCGCGGACGCGAACGGCTGGACGCCGGAGAACAGGTCGGCCTCGCGTGCGGCGGCAGCGGTCGCGGCTGTGGTAGCAGCTTCGCGCACGGCCAGCTCCTGGTCCACAGCCTTGCGGTAGGTGTCGTTGGTGACGAGCGGCGAGAGGTCAGCCGCGTTCGGGCCAGCGGTAGCGTTAATGTAAGATTGCAGTGTCGGTGCCATCGGGATATCCCTCCGTTACTTCTTCGATCCCTTGCGGTTCTTCTTCGAGGACGATTCCACCTTTTTGCGGAACGGTCCCTGTTTCTCGTGAACCATGGAATGCTTGCCGCGCTTGTGTGACATTGTTGCCTCCTACGCCGACGGTGCCGGCGGTGCTGCTGGCTCGGTCGGCTTCGATCCGGCCATGACCTTCATCTGGACTTCGCGCAACAGATCGTTGATCTTCGTGATCGCGGGCTGCGCCGCCGGGAAGTCCTGTCCCAGCTTGCGTAGCGCCTGTACCGTCTGGATCACCAATCGTGACCCGGATTCCAGTTGCGGCGAGGGCTGTGGCGGTGCCGGAGATGCGTCCGCGCCATTCTTGGGCGGATCGGGCATCTGGCCTCCTGGAGGAGGCGGCACAGTCGCCATCGGTGCGGTCGCCATTAAGGCTAGACCGCCTTCCGCGCCATCTTCGGAGCCTTAGAGTGGCCCTTGGCGTGTGATTCTTTCATGTCGGAGTGGAGCTTGAAGCCTCCGCCGCCTTTGTGGTTGCCGATCTTGGTGCCCATCAGCTTGGCGCGGCCTGCTCCGCCACCGTGTTTCTTGCCGTATGCCATCGTCGGACCTCGCTCGTCGTGTGGTAGTGGGATAGTAGAAGGGGTGGGTACGGTCGCCCGCCCCTGACCTCGGTTGATCCTCATGCGGAGACACGCTCGAAGCGTATCGTCACCGGGTGAGGAGGCGGTTATTTCTTGTGGCCTTTCTTGCCTTTCTTACGCCGATTGGCGACAGGACCAAAGCTCAACATGTGTGACCTCCCTTCTGTGCGATTCGAATTCCGCCATAAACGACAAAAGCCCGAAGCGTGATTTGCGCTTCGAGCCTTTCTGGTGGCCTCAGAGAGTACCGTGACTCGCCAAGGCCCAGCAAAGAATCCCAGCCACATTAAACGCACGAAGAGAGAACAATGTCAAGGACTATTTCGTTACGAGGGTTCGATGACGGCGGATTCGTCAAGCTGTGCGGAGTTGAAATGGCCCTCGGAGAAGTCGAGATAGAGGCGTCCGGTGGTGTGCTCGACTTCAATCAGGCACACGATATCGGCGAGGAATTGACAGAGGTCACGGCGGTCGCGGAAGAACATCCGTGTACGTACAAGTTTGTGTGTATTGTCGACGCGTAGCGGGATGTATTGCGGTTGTGAAGATGCTGTACTCATACGACTCTTCCCCCTCCCTCGCTCTCGGTGATCGTAGAGCGGCCGTCGGGCTTCTGCACAAGTTGCGGCGCCTGCTGGCCGGATGGTGGCCGTCCCTCCTGCTGCTTGCCGCCCGCCTGTGCGCCAGCGGCGTTCATTTGGCCGCCCTCGGTGAGCGACATTCCCAGCTCCTTCATCTGCGCCGCGAAGATGAGATTGTTGCGCTGCTCCGTCTGGAACTTCTCTTGCACCGTTGAGCCTTCGATGGTGCCGTAGTTGGGCACCGACCACGCATCGGCGATGGTCTGCGAGTCGATCTGCACTCCCGCCTTCTTGAGTTGGATCAGGCCGAGGCGCATCGACATCTGCGTGAGTTCGTGCAGAGAGCGTGGCGTGATGATGAAGCGCAGGTTGGAGGCGAAGATGCGCGCGCGCTCTCCCTGCGGATGCTTCGACGGCTTCGGATTACTCTCGTCGGTGCCGGGATCCTCGCCGGGCAGGTGAGAAGGGACCATCGTCTCCGGCTTGTAATCGAACGCTTCGAGCGTCATCGCGTCCTCGCCTACGATCTGCATGATGCGTGCTGGAGGGACGTACTGCAGGACGACGAACTTAATCTGGTCCGCCATCTCGCGCATCGGCGGCTCCATCGCACGGGACATGTCCTCAATGATCGGGCCGTTAGCTTCGAGTAGCTTTTCGAGGTCGTCGCCCGCCATGCGCGCTTTCGCGAGCGCCATCACGTCTTTGATCCCTTGCTGCTCGTCCATCGCGTTCTTCAGGAGGTCGTAGAACTTGAGCGTGGTGTCGGTGGTCTCGTAGATGCGAGGGTCGACGGGAGGCTCGAACGGCTTCGTCGCCTGTGCGCCGTCGTAGCCCACACGCGCGCGTGGCTGCATGGGGTCGAACTGTGCCGCTTCCTTCTTGGTAACGGAGTTGATGTCGTAGCCAAGTGCCGGGTCGAGCTTGGCGCGTTCTTTGTCCATCGTCCCACGCTCGATCTCGGTCATCGACTGCTGGATGTCATACCCGTCGCGCACCATCGACAGGCCCAGAGGCTCCCACGGCCACTTGTCGAGCGAGAACGGGATCGCGGGGAAGCGCCCGTGCCAGTCGAAAGAGGGACCGTCGTACATGACGCAGGCCTCGGAGGAGATGAGGAGTCGGCGGTAAGGGTAGAGGAGTTCGCCCGGCTTGACCGTATACGCCCACGACGTGCCGGACTCGCCCATCGGGATGTCCCGCTGGGTCGTGTTGTGCGTGAGATCGATGATGTAGGTGTAGCGAATTGGCACCATGAACTCGCCGACGCCGGGCGTCCCGCCAGTGGACTTGCCGAACGAGAACATACGCTGCCACAGGTTGCCCTGCGCGGCCTTGCGGATCTCGTTCGAGTACCAGTAGAGGGAGGTCGTCGGGCGGAGTTGGTCCTGAAAGTCGTGGAACATCCCGTGCGCCATGTACACCGGCATCTCGTCGAGGATGGTCATCGCGTAGGCCTGCTGGAAGTCCCCCGAGGGAGGGAGCTGCGTTGGCAGGATGCAAGGCGCGCCGTAGGACAGGAGGCGGACGGCGCCGGAGCCCTGGCCGCCGAAGTCCCGCGAGTAGACCGGGCGTATCCAGCCGGTGCAGGTCGCAGCGGCGTACTGGAGGGCCTCTTTAATTTTCACGTCGGCGAAGGTTTCGAGATACCAGGCGCGCACGTAGAGGTTGAAGAGTTGGGCGTTGGGCGCGAAGGCGGGGTTGTCGGAGGAGTAGCCCCACAGAGGGCGGAGCTTGGCCAGCGCGCCGGTGACCTCACGGATGTTGCGCTTCAGGTGGTTCGTGTTGAGCGTGGAGCGATAGCGGACAGGCTGCGGGCCGACGG